TATCATCTTTCGATTGTCCGTGATAAGCAACCGCATGATGTTTCTCGATCATATAGTCATTAATTGACTTATCTGCAAAATCAGTTGTTCTCCATAACTCTCCAAGGATACGCCCGTATTTACCTTCTGCGTCCTTTCTTGTTTTGAGAACAATACCACCTTCATCATCTAACAACTTAGTGATAAACTCTTTTGCCATGAGTCCATATTTCTTTTCGTCTAAATCCCTTGTGCGACTTTCTGGTGTGTCAATTCCAAACATACGAATACGTTCTTTCTTCAACCACACACCAAAACCTAAGTCAATGTCTACATCAACCGTATCACCGTCTATTATCTTTACTACCTTACATCTGTACTCGTACATATTTTACTCTCCCTTTGTGTTAACGATTGGAGCCCAAACCCATTTATCATCTGCAAGTTCAAAGTTTGCATTCTTTACAAATTGAACTGGAGCAGAAGATTCAATCTTATCTTCCATTATGATTGAAGCATTTAAAACTACCATTGTTGCTATTAATGTGTACCACATATATTTCCTTTTATTATTATTATCCACCAGCCGAGGTATTACCAGAACCAGAAGCAGATGCATTTGCAACCCAACTTCCATGTCCGCCAGTACCATCGCCTACCCTGTGTACACCTAAACCATTAACCTTAACCGTACCACTTCCGCCTACCGCTGGGTCACCACAACCTGTAGTATCACCGATTCTAACAACCGCAGCTCCGTTACAAGATACGTTTGGAGAACCAACCGCATAGGGAGTTTGGTGAAAAGGGCTTGGTGTGGGGGATGCATGTCCATTATGCTGATCTAACCCCACTCGACTAATTGCTGGCATACTCTCTCCTACGCAAGATTATAGAACTTACCAACATCACCGTATCTTCTGTGATTATGGAAGGTCATAAGTTGCGCTCTGTTACCACTTTCTTTTAATGAAATGTGAATCCAAGGATTACCACTTCCTGTGTTTTTATATTCTAACAACAATTGGTCATGTGGAATGTTTTCACTTATCCATATTGCAATGTCATAATATTCTTTCTTAGATGCACCAGAGAATTGTAAATCCGCAGCGTTACCTGTATTGTGTTGTGAACCACCTTGATTATTTCTAAATGCATTTGTTACCATAACATTAGGATACTGTTCCCTAATTGGGTCAAGTACATTGACTGCCAATGTTTTAAGGTTATCGATAATCTCTTGTTGTTTCTTACCCATGTTACCACCTTTTGGAATAGCGGACTTAGCAACAATAGAATGTTTCGATAGTTGTCCAAGATTATAGTATTTGGATAATGGGAGTTTGTAGTTTACACTTCCGTTGTAATCTCCTGCCTCATCATAATTTGCTACTGGTGTAGTTTCAGCAGTAGGCGATGCAGTTGATGAAGTGGGTGTTATTGAATAATTACTATCTAATGGGTCACCATGTTCCACTCCTTCATCTGGAATACGAGGTTGTGATATAACTCTACGAGATGCACCAGACACATTAATCTTTCCTGTCAATGCATTATAAGAATAGTCAGAGAATGAGGTTGGTTTAATTGTTCCATCTGCAACTGCAGCTTTCAATTCATCTTCACTCTTCTCTTCATCATCACTTGCGTAAAAAGTATCTGCTTCTTTAAGTGGAACGAATGAAAGAGGGGAAAGTACTTCCGCAGCTTTAGGTGCTTCAATATTTGTAACGAAACCATCAGTGTCATATTCATCAATACTGATACTCCACTTCTTAATTCCATTTGCAATATCACCAGAGTCATGGAATGTTGGTGCGGGCGCAATACCTATCACCGCTGGTGTAGGAGTTACACGAGGAATAATTGGAACTACAGGTGTAATCGTAACCGCACTTCTTCCATTGGTATTCAAGTCTACAGTAGAACCATCTAAGTTCATTGCACCCCCCGAACCAATGTTCAGTGTTGCAGCAGTGTCTTGTACCATTGCACCAGTAGACGCAAGAGTGTAAGTACCTTCCGTAAACAATGCAGTTGCACCTGTAATTGTAGAAGTGAATGTACCTTCCGAATTGAATGTGACGTTACCAGTGACGTTAGTTCCTAGTGTACCAGCAATATCCGTAAGTGAGTTTCCGTCAATTATCATATCATAATTACCAAGTACAGAGTTAGTAAAGTTTGCACTAGTAATAATTTGCATGTCATCTACTGATTGCTGTAAGAACTTACCAACAGATGTTTGTGTCATTGTTGTTTGTGTTGTAAACTCCATAGACTGATTAGAGAACATACGAATATTCTCACCAGCATGAAAGTCAATATTCTTTCCGACATTGAACTTTAAATTTTCATCGACTTGTGCGTCCATGTTACCACGAACATATAGAGATGCGTCACCATCAACAAACACATTTACATTACCACGAACCCGAACTTCTTTCTTGCCATGTACAATCTCATAACCATCACCGACAATCTTTGTAACCTTTGTACCGTCTGGATGAATTTCATAGAAAGTTCCAGAACGATGATACTCATGTATACGTTCATGCCCAGGCGTGTCATCAAACTCTTGAATGTGTCCGCTCTCAGTTTCCTTCACATGATTGAATGGATAAGATGCGTTGTAAGATGGTTTAGGTTCAGTAGTCAAGTCATCAACGCTATCACGTTTGTGTTTAACTACTGGATGTTGATTCGTTAAATCATTTACCGCAAGTCTGTTTGTATCTGCTTCATTCACTCTACGAGGATAGAAGTTATTAGGGTCTTTAAACCCGACTAGATTATTTGTTGTCGAAACAACAATCTCAACCTCAGTACCTTTTGCTGGTGGTTCATCAAATACAACTCTTCCTGCTTCAATCTTATATGCCATTATGCAATTCCCTTTTCTGCAGCGAGTTCTGCTACAGTAATTGTTCCATTACGCAATCTTCTATCAACTCCTTTACCGAATGCGGCAGGATAGAAGTGTCCACTGTCATTTGCAATATCATTGGTTAATCCGTAAGAAGAGAACGCTGCTCGAGCAAGTCCAGTATATGCGGTTACTCCACTACGTCCATCGTCATACCTTCCGTCTTTGTAAATAGTCAAGTCAATAGCACATGCGTAGTTGTGCCATGAACTGCCTGGCGATGCAGCCCTTGGCCCACCCGATTTGTATTTACGATATAATTCTTGTTGTTGTGCAAAGGTTCTCTATGAATGTGCGATAGAACAATCATAACCATCTGCTGAATTAGACGATAGAAATTTCTTAACACCATTTGCAAACTTATCACGAAGTTCTGGTGCAAGTCTATTAATCTTATCTGCAATTTGACTTCCAAATCTTCCACTTGGGAAATCAGATGCTGTGTAAGTTGTTCCACCCCCATAGAAATCATCTAGAGGTTGTTCGACATTATTAGGAGATTCGGGTGCAGTGTTCGATGGAGATTGTACGACACCATTAATTTTTACTAGGACTGTAGAGTCTGTAGTGTTCGTGGGCGTACTGAATGATGTTGTAGTTCCATTTGCAACTGCGACATTAGATGAAATTGTTGGAGGGTCTAATTGTTGTTCTGGGGAAAAGTCATGTGGAGATTCGCCACTTGGTGCAGCGTTAGAACTGTTAATGCCAGGCAATGTACCAAATATCATAGGTTCTTGCATAAAGTCTGGGTCTCTCCAGAATCCAACTACCCATGTTCCTTCAATTGGCCCAGTTGGACTTGTACCAACTCCGCCAGAAGATGCTGAGTTAGTTGGTTGGACACAGTATGCCCAAGGTAAATCGATTGTAGGAAGTTTAGTTTTATCTTCAGTGTGATAACCGTATACTCTACAACGTACACGACCTAGTGCAAGAGGGTCATTTCTGTCCTCTACTACACCAAACCACCAGATGAAACCGTCACGCCCTGCGAAAAATGTTTGCATATAAAAAAATCCCTTGTGCATCTATTTATAAGACGAACAAGGGATTGAATGCTAACTACTTATCGATTCATTATGTACATTGTAACTTCAAAACCGAAACGCATTTCGTGTGCTACTGGTTTAGTCCATTTCATAGTAGTGCCCTCCTTGTATATTACTTATACTCTAGAGGGCGATTATCAACTAAGGATAATCATTAATGTGGGATAGTATCTATAAGGTTTTGACCGTCATCACCTGTGATGGTTGTCATCTTTTTCATAATGACAGTGACACCTTCTTCACAAAGGAAACCTTTTACAGTATCCCCTTCTTCAGTGATGCCAGGCATTTCAATCATATTGTTATTATTATCATAGACTGCAATCTCATAAAGAGTACCACCATTCTTACCACCGTAAGATGATTCATTATTAATAATGCTTAGTTCGTATTCACCGAACTTCACAAGTGCTTGTATTCCTTTAGGAATATTAGTCTCCGTAAATTTTAAATCTTCAAACTTCATTTATAAATTCCTCAATCGTAGGTAGTTCTCGCTTGGAATTCATCCAAGTGATAAACTCATTAAACATTTTCATATAGGTATCATTCTCTTTACTCATATCTCGTATGAGGTTAAAGTTTATTGAACCTTTTCTCCAGACCCGATAATCATCACTATACTCATAGTACCAATCATGGTATCGAAGTTTTTTAAAGTACTCTCTGATGTTTTCGCTGCTGACCGCATTTTCTAGACCTGCTTCGTCTTGACCTAACATTTCTTCATCTCCTTTATTAGATGAGACTTATCACGCATCGCAGCCATCTTTCGATAGTTATCCAACCACTTCTCTGGCGACTGAATAATCTGGGATACACTCATCTTTATTTTGCGAGAACGAAACTGACGTTTCAACTCTTTCGCAACTTCCGTTCCAAGAAACCGTGAGATTAACTTCACGAGGGTTTGACGGAATCCTACATCGTGGTGCATATGTCCAGCGGTGTGTGCTAGTTCGTGAAGAACCACCCACTTGTTCATACCGCACGAGGGTTGAAGTGCAACTCCCCGATAACTCGCTTGACCCGCAACACGAACATTATACTTCACTTCCTTCATAAAACGCAAAGGTGGATTCGATTGACCACCGTTATTTACCAGTGATTGGTAAGTCTTTGATTTGACTATCCTTTTGTAATACTTAGTGATTTCCTTCTCCGTCATACTCTCACGACAGTCTGGGAACTTACGCTCTGTGGCAAACTCACTTTGATATACCTTGTTACGTCCACTATCGACATAAGAATTCTGTAGACGATTACGTTTAATCTGTCGAGTCTTTTTCGTATAGTACTCTGCATACTTATTTGCAAGTTCATGGTTCATACTCTTTGATGCAAGTTGATAAGCATCCGTTCCACTCATATAATCATTACTCAATTCATTCTCCTTTTCTCAATCTCTATATACATGCTATCATAACATGTAGGTAATGTCAAGGCAATTCGCTAAAAAATTTCGATTTAATATACTAGGGTAGTGCAATTGAAAGTCTCTCAGTTTTAGCTACCCCCCTAATTGGCACGCCCGACAGGACTCGAACCTATTACCTTCTGTTTCGTAGACAGACGCTCTATCCAGATGAGCTACGGGCGTTCATTGTTCCATAGTACTAAGAGTAGTATTGGAATTGCATAGACTAATGCAAAGAATAAGATTAACTCTAGAAGAACCATTGTTTAATTCCATACATGTCTACGAATAGAAACATGACATTGTTAGTGAACATAGGATAGTCCCTCTCTTTAAACCAGAAGTGAAATGCAAGTATGGTATGCCCATAAAGAAAAATGACGAACCCTATACGAGACTCGTCAATATTACTTGATAGAAGAAGAGCTGCAAATAAAAAACTTATTGTTGCAATCCATTTGTAAATCATTTAGTCTCCTTCAAATATCTTTCTGTATCTTTATTGCATTTATAGATTAGGTTTGGCTTACCAGTTCTTGCCACTAGCCATTCCGAATCACCCCTCTATTATACCATAGAGTTACCTCGTTGTCAAGGCATTAAAACATTTCTTTTTCTCCGTCCGGCCCACGCATCTCTAAGATA